TTACGGGGTAATGCCAACCGCTGCCGCCACTTTGTCGCCACTTGGCAGCGTTGCCAGAGGATTGAAACGGAGCGCCGTTTCCAGATGATCCGGTGCCAGATGTGCGTAACGCATAGTCATTTTTATATCGTGGTGTCCGAGAATTTTTTGTAAGGCCAGAATGTTTCCACCCGACATCATGAAGTGCGCCGCAAACGTATGGCGCAGAACGTGTGTGAGTTGACCGCGAGGGAGCACGATAGACGTTTTTTCCATCACGGATAAAAATTGAAAATAGCAGTCTGTGAAGAAATTGAACCCATCAAGCGCCATGATCTCTTCGTAAAGCTCTTTACTGATAGGGATGCTTCTGTTTTTCTTCCCCTTCGTTCTTACAAAGGTAATTCGGTATTTGGTCACCTGTGAACGAGTAAGATTTACGGCTTCTCGCCAGCGTGCGCCTGTGCTTAAGCATATCTTAACTACCAGTGCCAGAATTGGGTCCTGACGTTTGCAATCAGCCAGTAATTCAACAATCTGCTCATGGGTAAGCCATGCCATCTCTTTTTCTGCGATGGTGAATTTTCGCATGTTCTCCAGTGGGTTCGGATACGACCATTCGCCCAGGCGGGATAGTTCGCTAAAAACACTACTTAGATAGCTTTGCTCCAGGTTAATGGTGACCGGGCTTGCTCCTTTCTTCCATTTCTCGCTGAAGTAGATCTCACCTGTCAGGCGTTTATCTCGATAGTGGGCAAACATTTTAGAGGTTAGATCAGTTGCAAGGGGATTGCCCAGAGCGTCAACCATCAGCAGCAATTTGTCATAGACATGCTGCCCAGCAGTCAGTGATTTACCATGTAGTTTGAACCATAGCTCAACCACGTCTTTCAGTGTTCGACGATCCACTGATTCACCTAGCCAGGGCTTTGCTTCGGTTTCTTCCATCGTGTGACGCTCAAAAGCCAGTGCTTCGCCTTTGGTGGCGAATTGTTTACGCACACGACGCCCACTACGTCCGGCGGGGTAACATTCGCAAAGCCATTTTCCTGTGGTGAGTTTTCGTACAGCCATAAAAAATGCCCTCCAATAGAGAGCATTTTTACTGTATGTATAACCAGTGTCAATGTATGAAATCCTGCGACCATACATCTCACTGAAGCCATAATGAAGTAGGCTATTCTTTTTGCTATGTGATCATGTAACTTTTGCGGTTAACCTGTGGCTCATTTTTATTTTAGGCGCAGATATAAAAGCAAAAGTTATCGTGAGTTTTTAGTACAGATTTTTTTGGATTTACTAATAGTTCCATCATTGCAAACGAATTTGCCATCAGAGGTACAGTGAGAAACACCTCCCTTTTTCCCTGAGCAGGGATAATTTCTAGCATAGGTAGCTAGTGGGTTTAATAACAAAGAACATGACAAAACCACAAAAAATACCTTACCAAGCATAATTTCCTCCCGGTACTATTTAACATACTTGACTGTTAAACTTATAATTTTACCAATTATTTCAATGTCTTCTATCTTACATTCAAAGGCTCTGTTTCCACCCTCGACGAAGATTCTTCCACCGGGTAAACGAGTAATGTCACGGATCGTTATTTCGCCATCAATACTTATTACCCATTTACCATCACGTATATCATCAAATTCCTTATCACAAATAAATTCAGAATTATTATCTGTGATTACAAAAAGATTCTTGAATGCCGACGGTAGAAATTCTCTATCGAAAATATAAAAACCGTCTTCACACAAGGCCCCATCAGATAATACATATTTAGCAACTTCCATAGTATTTGTATTACCTGAAGTTTGCTTTGAACCATGCCCGGTTGTGAGCCAATTAAGCGAGGTGCCTGTTTCAAGGGCGCACTGGATTACCCATTCTGCTGGGAATGAGTCACGCATGTAGCGTGTGGCGAGTGTACTTTTAGAGATTCCTAAATGATCGCACAACGCCTGTCGAGTCTTGAATCCATAAGCTTCTACCATGCGCTCTATGGCGCCTCGTCCGCCTTTCTCCAAATTCATGGTCACTCCAAGTGAACTTTTATCTTGACGATTTCACCGTGCGATCGTATGTTTATGGTGTTCACAAAATACAAACGATCCGTATTCGTCCTGATTAATCATCATTAAACGAGGAATGTTGCATCATGAGACCTAACATTTCAATCACTCTTACCACGCCTCATGTGACTATTGAACGCTATAGCGAGCTGACAGGGCTATCCATCGATACCATCAATGACATGTTGGCTGATGGACGCCTTATCCGTCACCGTCTGCGCAAAGATAAAAAACGCGAAAAAGTGATGATCAACATAGCAGCAATGACCGTTGATGCGCTTTCAGAATGCAATCTAAACCTTAATTAGTTCGATTCTGAAATACATCAGAGGCATTGACCATGTTTGATTACCAAGTTTCCAAACATCCACATTTTGATGAAGCCTGTCGTGCATTTGCACTGCGCCACAATCTGGTGCAACTGGCAGAACGTGCAGGCATGAATGTGCAGATTCTGCGGAACAAGCTGAACCCAGCTCAGCCTCATTTATTAACCGCACCAGAAATCTGGCTGCTTACCGATCTGACTGAAGATTCAACGCTGGTAGATGGTTTTCTGGCACAGATTCATTGTCTGCCATGTGTACCGATTAATGAGGTGGCAAAAGAGAAACTGCCACATTACGTCATGAGTGCAACCGCAGAGATCGGGCGTGTTGCTGCAGGTGCGGTGTCTGGCGATGTAAAAACCTGTGCCGGTCGTCGTGATGCTATCAGCAGCATTAACTCTGTAACACGACTGATGGCGCTGGCGGCTGTTTCATTGCAGGCCCGTTTACAGGCTAATCCTGCGATGGCGAGTGCAGTTGATACCGTGACTGGCCTCGGTGCTTCATTTGGTTTGCTGTGAGGTGCTTATGCTGACGAAAGAACCATCATTTGCATCGCTGCTGGTTAAACAAAGCCCGGCAATGCATTACGGTCACGGCTGGATCATGGGGGAGGATGGTAAACGCTGGCATCCGTGCCGTTCACAAGATGAATTGCTGGCAGAACTATCTACGAAAAAACGGGGGAACAAATGGCTATTGAAGGCACTGCGGCGACTGTTCCATTAAGCCCCGGTGAACGCCTGAATGGACTTAATCACATTGCGGAGTTAAGGGCGAAAGTTTTTGGCCTGAATATTGAGTCAGAGCTTGAGCGGTTTATTAAAGATATGCGTGATTCACGGGATATTAATAGCGAACAAAATAAACGGGCACTGGCTGCCATATTCTTTATGGCAAAAATTCCAGCTGAACGTCATAGCATCAGCATTAATGAGCTGACCACTGACGAAAAGCGGGAGTTGATTAAAGCAATGAATCATTTTCGTGCAGTGGTGAGCTTATTTCCCAGACGGCTAACCATGCCGAATTAACCAACTAATGAAATTAATGGCGTAAACCCGCCGGGCATCCCTTTATCTAAATTCAGGAGAATTGATTATGCGTAATATTGAAACCCTCTCGACCAAAACCGGACCGGATGACGCAGGGCTTAATATTTTACTGACAGAGGCTCGTCTGGAAGAACGCCGGGCAAGGGCTGAAGCAATGGCAGCTCGCCTTGATAGCCTGGCGTGTCATATCACATCCCGCCAGCTAACCCACGTCGAAGCGGCAGAACTGCTTCGTGTGACTGCTGAAGCAATCCAGAACGAAGCGCAGGAGATCCACTAATGGCTGATGCAATGGATCTCGTACAGCAGCGCGTTGAAGAAGAACGCCAACGCCATATCCGTGCTGCCCGTGCCAAAACGCCGGGCGTGTCCCGCGTGCTTTGCATTGAGTGTGAAGCGCCAATTCCGCCAGCACGCCGCCGTGCCATTCCGGGTGTGCAGCTTTGCATTACCTGTCAGGAAATCGCAGAGCTGAAAGGCAAACATTACAACGGAGGTGCTGTATGAGCACCATCCTGAAATGGGCGGGAAATAAAACTGCCATAATGTCCGAACTGAAAAAACATCTTCCTGCTGGCCCGCGACTGGTTGAACCTTTCGCGGGTTCCTGTGCTGTGATGATGGAGACGGATTATCCCAGCTATCTGGTTGCGGATATTAATCCTGATTTAATCAACCTCTATAAAAAGGTTGCCGCTGATTGTGAATCGTTTATATCTCGCGCCAGAGTTTTATTTGAGATCGCAAACAGGGAAGTGGCTTATTACAACATAAGGCAGGAGTTTAATTACTCAACTGAAATTACTGATTTCATGAAAGCGGTATATTTCCTGTATCTCAATCGTCACGGTTACCGTGGTTTATGTCGCTATAACAAGAGCGGGCATTTCAACATTCCCTACGGTAATTATAAAAATCCGTATTTCCCTGAAAAAGAAATTCGCGCATTTGCAGAAAAGGCCCAGCGAGCAACGTTTATCTGCGCCAGCTTTGATGAAACGCTGGCGATGTTGAAGGCGGGGGATGTGGTGTATTGCGATCCGCCGTATGACGGTACGTTTTCCGGCTATCACACTGACGGCTTCACTGAAGATGACCAGTATCACCTGGCATCTGTTCTTGAACATCGGTCATCAGAAGGACATCCGGTCATTGTTTCTAACAGTGACACATCCCTGATCCGTTCGCTGTATCGCAATTTTACTCACCACTACATCAAGGCAAAACGCAGCATCGGTGTGGCAGCTGGCGAGGGTAAATCAGCAACAGAAATCATTGCTGTTTCCGGGCCGCGCTGCTGGGTGGGATTTGATTATTCGCGTGGCGTGGATAGTTCTGCCGTGTACGGAGTACGTGCATGAGTCATGCCGATATGAACAACTGCTGCGGCTTTAACGAAGCTGCCGCATCGTTCTCATGGAACAGCTCGAAAAAGGCCATTAACCCTTATCTGGACCCGGTGGAAGTTGCGCCGGTTTCTACGCTTTCAAACCTGATCACTCTGTACGCTGCCGATAACGAGCAGGAACAGCTGCGCCGTGAGGCGCTGAGTGATCAGGTCTGGGAGCGTTATTTCTTTAATGAATCCCGTGATCCTGTCCAGCGCGAAATGGAACAGGATAAGCTCATTAGTCGGGCAAAGCTGGCGCATGAGCAGCAGCGTTTTAATCCGGATATGGTCATTCTGGCGGACGTCAACGCCCAGCCTTCCCATATCAGCAAGCCGCTGATGCAACGTATTGAATACTTCAGCAGCCTGGGCAGGCCAAAGGCTTATTCCCGCTATTTACGTGAGACGATTAAGCCATGTCTGGAACGACTGGAGCATGTACGCGACAGTCAGCTATCTGCATCTTTTCGCTTTATGGCAAGCCATGAAGGGCTGGACGGCCTGCTGATCCTGCCTGAAATGAGTCAGTTTCAGGTGAAACGCCTGTCCACCCTGGTAGCTGCGCATATGAGTATGTGCCTTGATGCCGCTTGTGGCGATTTGTATGCCACCGATGACGTTAAGCCAGAAGAAATCCGCAATACATGGGAAAGGGTGGCAGCGGAAACCCTGCGTCTGGATGTCATCCCGCCTGCGTTTGAGCAACTCCGTCGGAAAAGAAACCGCCGTAAACCCGTGCCCTATGAACTCATTCCGGGTTCGCTGGCGCGTATGTTGTGCGCCGACTGGTGGTATCGGAAATTATGGAAGATGCGTTGCGAATGGCGGGAAGAGCAGTTGCGTGCTGTCTGCCTTGTCAGCAAAAAAGCATCTCCCTATGTCAGCTATGAAGCCGTGTTGCATAAACGTGAGCAGCGCCGTAAGTCGCTGGAGTTTTTCCGTTCTCATGAACTGGTGAACGAAGACGGCGACACGCTGGACATGGAGGATGTGGTAAACGCCAGCAGCAGCAACCCTGCGCATCGCCGCAATGAGATGATGGCCTGTGTTAAAGGTCTGGAGCTTATCGCGGAAATGCGCGGTGACTGCGCCGTTTTCTACACCATCACCTGTCCGTCACGTTTCCATTCCACGCTAAATAACGGCAGGCCCAACCCGACCTGGACAAATGCGACGGTAAGACAAAGCAGCGATTATCTGGTCGGTATGTTTGCTGCATTTCGTAAGGCGATGCACAAAGCCGGGTTGCGCTGGTATGGCGTGCGGGTGGCTGAGCCGCATCACGACGGCACAGTTCACTGGCACCTGTTGTGTTTCATGCGCAAAAAAGACCGCCGCGCCATTACAGCATTGTTGCGTAAGTTTGCTATCCGTGAAGACCGCGAGGAGCTGGGCAATAACACGGGGCCGCGCTTTAAGTCTGAGCTGATTAACCCGCGCAAAGGAACGCCGACAAGCTACATAGCGAAATACATCAGTAAGAACATTGACGGGCGTGGTCTGGCTGGCGAGATCAGCAAGGAAACGGGTAAATCTCTGCGTGATAACGCTGAATACGTGAATGCCTGGGCGTCTTTGCATCGTGTTCAGCAATTCCGCTTCTTTGGCATTCCGGGGCGTCAGGCTTACCGTGAACTGCGATTGCTGGCTGGTCAGGCGGCAAGGCAAAAGGGGGACAAAAAAGCAGGTGCGCCGGTACTGGATAACCCGCGCCTTGATGCCATCCTGGCTGCTGCTGATGCTGGTTGTTTTGCCACCTACATCATGAAGCAGGGCGGCGTACTGGTTCCCCGTAAATATCACCTCATCAGAACCGCTTATGAAATCAACGAAGAGCCGACCGCCTATGGCGATCACGGCATTCGTATTTATGGCATCTGGTCACCCATTGCAGAGGGCAAGATCTGCACTCATGCAGTGAAGTGGAAAATGGTTCGTAAAGCCGTTGACGTTCAGGAGGCGGCAGCCGACCAGGGCGCTTGCGCCCCTTGGACTCGTGGCAATAACTGTCCCCTTGCTGAAAATTTGAACCAACAGGAGAAAGATAAATCAGCTGATGGGGACCCCAGAACGGACATTACCAGCATGGATGACAAGGAGTTGCACGATTACCTGCACAGTATGAGCAAAAAAGAGCGCCGGGAACTGGCAGCAAGGTTACGCCTGGTGAAACCGAAACGGCGTAAAGACTACAAACAGCGAATTACAGACCATCAGCGACTGCAGCTCGTGTATGAGCTGAAGTCCAGAGGATTTGATGGCAGCGAGAAAGAGGTCGATTTACTCCTTCGCGGAGGCAGTATTCCGTCAGGAGCAGGCCTGCGTATCTTCTATCGGAACCAGCGTTTGCAGGAAGATGATCAGTGGCGGAACCTGTATTAATTACGCGGGTTAACAATTCGTGCTCTTAATAATACCAGGCATATCAGGCTGATGAACGTAAAAAAACGTTTTACATCAGTAAGATTATTATATACTGTAAATATAAACAGTGGTTATACATACAGTATTGCGTGTGGTGTCATAGGAGGAAAGATGCAGGACTATTTTTTGGAGTCTTTGAAGCTCCAGCGCATTGATTTTTTTCTTAAGCTTGTAGCGGCTAGTGAGTGTAGTGATGAAGAGAAGGGGCTGGCTCTGCAGTGGGTTTCTGAATTGACTGATGAACTCATGGCAAAAATCAGAACCCACGAATACAACCGCTCAATGGATGTCATCAGCTGAGGTGACTTTTATGCGCATTGAAATAATGATCGATAAAGAGCAGAAGATTAGCCAGTCTACCCTGGACGCCCTTGAATCCGAGCTTTACCGCAATCTGCGCCCCCTGTATCCCAAAACGGTAATTCGCATTCGCAAAGGTAGCTCTAACGGTGTGGAACTAACCGGACTGCAACTGGACGAAGAAAGAAAACAAGTGATGAAAATTATGCAGAAGGTGTGGGAAGACGACAGCTGGCTGCATTAAGAAACGTTGCTGGCGTCTGAACTTGCTTCTGGCGTCAGCAAGGTTGAACAACGAGCCCTTGCGAGGCGTTAGCTCTGTAGTGCATGTCTATGCCGCATGAGATCGCATGATCGTTTGAGGATCGTTTTTGCTAAGGCCCGCCAGAACTGGCGGGCTTTTGCGTAGATCATGCAGGTGCATGAAAACCACTACATAAAGCGGGCAGGCGTGGCGGGGATACGAGCGCGCGCTGATAGGGTAATCGTCAAAACAGGCATCAGCTAGGTTGAGTTGTAGCGGTGCTTAAGTTTGCTCGTTGTTTGATAGAGCTTAATGTATGTAATTGCCTACAGCTGTGGTTATCTATTAACATGTAAGGATAAGGTCACTTGCTCGCTGCCATTAGAAGAGGAACTGGATGTCTATCGAGGAAAAATTTTTTAGTGATATCGATTTAAAAGATCCGTTTTTTAACAGCCTAAGAGCTGATTATGAAGGATTTGATGTTTGGTTTCTCTCAAAAGGTAAAAATAAGGCGTTTGTATCACGTAATGAATTAGGTGAAATCGATGGTTTTCTCTATTTGAAAATAGAAGATGAAGAGTTGAGTGATATGACTCCAACGTTTCCAAAGATGAAGCGAGTAAAGCTTGGCACATTTAAAATCGATGCTCATGGAACCAAACTTGGAGAGCGTTTTATTAGAATTATGTTTCAATTTGCTATGAGAAACAAACTAAAAGAAGTATATGTTACTATATTTGATAAGCATTCAGGATTAATTCGCTTATTAACTAAATATGGTTTTGTTTTAAAGGCGAGGAAAAATCTTTCTACGATTAATGGGCAAGAAGGTGTATACTTTAAAAACTTGGTATGGAAGGAGTAAAAAATGAGCTATGCTAATTATCCCTTAGTCAAATTGCAGGGGAGAAATTATTTATTAAGTATTTATCCTGCATGGCATACACGTCTTTTCCCTGAGTCAAAACTCCACAATGAGAGTGCTGGTATCATCGCTGATATATCACATACCAACAGTATTGAAAAAGTATACTTAACAAAAATGCATGGGGTAGCCAGCCTAAAGCCTGGAGATAATTTGCTTATTTATCGTACTTCAGATGGACAAGGTCCAGCTCGGTTTAGATCTGTTGCAACTTCAGTGTGTGTGGTTCAGGAAATTAAAGATATTCACGATTTCTTAACTTATGAGGAATTTAAGAATTACTGTGAACCTTATAGCGTTTTTGATGAAGATGAGTTACAGCTTCTATATATGAAAAAAAATTATCCGATAATTATACGGTTTACTTATAATTTCCCTTTGGAAAAAAGAGTTATTCGTGATGAAATCATGAATATTACAGGTTATACCAATAGTGATTATTGGGGTTTTTTACCACTAACTGATTCAGCATTTAAGCAGATTGTCTTACAGGGAGGTGTTGATGAAAGTTTTATTATCGATTAAGCCAGAGTATGCAGAGAGTATACTTTCTGGTAAAAAAAAATATGAGTTTCGGAAAAATATTTTTAGAAATAAAAATGTTGATACGATAGTTATTTACGCAACGATGCCGGTTGGCAAAGTAATAGGTGAATTTAAAGTAGGAGATATTCTTGCTCTATCCCCTTCAGAATTGTGGGATAAAACGAAAGCTCATGCAGGAATTACACATTCTTTTTTTAAAGATTATTTCCACCAAAGAGAAAAGGCTTTTGCTATTTCCATCAAAAGCCCTAAAAGATATAAATTCCCTGTCGACTTAAATGAGTTGATTCCCGGCGGCGTCGCCCCACAGTCTTATCGTTATTTATAATGTTGTCTGGGCATGTTTCTTAACCATGCCCAGTTTTTCTAGGGCAATAGATAAATCGTTTGTTGTTGGGGATTCTAAGATAATTAATGGTACATTGATTTTATTTGTAACATATTTTGCGTTTTCTCTTTCAGCTTCCATCAGCTTATTTAAATCATAAGTAATATCACTCCCATCTCGTTTCATTATTCGTTCTCTAATTGTATCGGGAGACTCCTCAACTAAAATTACTCCATCTAGCCCCATTTCCTCAAATACTTCTTGCTTGAGAACTTCAATATCTCCATTTTTATTTATTAAGGTAAAATGACCATCCAATAAAATATTGGATACCTTTAACTTTAATGCATTAAGTGCCGTAAGTAATATTGATTGGTTTTTATCAGGTGTGGCCGTTAACTTACTGTTATCAAATTTAATATTAGAATTATTTTTTATAAGTTCGCTTGCGCTTACATGAGTTACCCCGAAATCATCTTTTGCAAATGAACACAAGTAACCTTTGCCTACACCATGAACACCTGCTATGAAAATTAACATAGTATTACCTCCGTTTATTTATTTATGTTAGAATGTTATAGCCTTAGCATAGTAGAGGATAGAGCATGAAGTTTCAAGCTATATCGATTTTGACTCCAGCGGTAGAAAATATTATAAATGGTTCTAAATCTATCGAAATACGGTCGTGGTATCCTGAAACGATACCATTAAAAAACGTCATTCTTGTTCAGAATGATAAATATCTTAAAAATCAAAGCGATATAGATCATGGGGTGGCTATGGCTATTGTCGATTTTGTTTCAGTTAGAAATTGGTCATATGAGGATTACTTAAAACAAAACCAAGAAACAACTCTTAATAAGCCTTGGTCTCCAGGTTATTATGTGTGGGAAATTAAAAATGTTAGAATTTTAAAAAAATCTATTCCTTGTGTGGCGAGGAAAGGTATTTATACAATAGATTTAAATATGGATTATATATAAGGTATTGTGAGATGTGTGGTGCCATTCTTCGAAATATTAAGCGTTATGCCATTATTTATTCACTGTTGTTTTTGGCTTTTATTTTAATGCTGATAGTGTTTGTTAGCTATGTTTGTAAATTTGGAGTGTATTCATGGAGTGATTCCGTAGAGAAATGGGGACAGTTTGGCGATTATATTGGTGGTGTACTGAATCCTGCTCTGGCCTTTATCTCTATCATGCTTGTTTGTTTCACACTATATTCTACATCTAGGCAGTCATCTATTCAGTCATTCGAGTCTGTGTTATTTGAGTTACTAAGATTTCATAAAGATAACTTATCAGAAATTAAAACAACGTATTCAGATGGAAAAGTGTATGTAGGACGGGAGGCTCTTTCATTATACATTACCGAAGTGAAGTTTAACCTACTTAATATTGTGGATGATTCACTTCCTTTGGATGAAAGGTTAGAGCTTTCAGTTAATATGGTTTATCTGGAAGGTGACAATTTTGCGAATGTGGGACATTATTTCAGGAATATTTACCATATTTTTAAACATATCAATGACTCTAACTATTTGACTGAGAAAGAAAAAACCAAGTATGCGAAATTAGTTAGAGCACAAATATCTTCTATAGAATCTGGCGCGATGCTATTAAATGGTTTTTCATCGGTAGGAAAGCCTGCCAAGAAATTTATTGAAAAATATTCTCTCCTTCAGGGGTTTAGTTTAAGTAAGGAATTCAAGCAGCAATTACATGATTTAGGTGCCTTAAAATTATACGATGACGTTGCTTATGAGGATAAAAAAGGGCATTAAATGCCCTTATCTTGGTCAAGGATGTAGTCATTAAATGACACAATATTTTGATTTATCCAGGTGTTTAGCTCAACTAGTCTTTTCTGCAAAGGAACCAACTCATTTCTGACAAAAACCTTCGCGGCTTTTTCCACATCCCCAAACCCTCCAACATTATTAGGCATAATCCCCATCATTTGCGGCGGCACGCGGTGCGCAGCCATCATGTCATCACGGCTCACGTTCTTGATATTCAGAAACTCATCCTTCGCCGCAACTTCTGACAATGGGATAATCTGAAGCCCGTCCTTTTTGCCGTTAGGCGAGTACATAAACAGGTTGCGGAAGTTGCCCGGACCTTTGGCGCTTTTCATCGCATTGCGGAGGTTGTTCACATCTTCCTGGTTCTGCGCGGCATCGGTCATGTACATGATGAAGCCTGCATGACTGCCGTTAATGTAATACTTCCGGCGGAACAGCGTGGCGGACTCGTTGAGCAGGGCTGACGGAATGGCAGAAAGATAACCTGGCAGGCCGTAGATCTCCTGGTTGATGTCCGGTTCCATCAGATGAAAAATGCTGCCTTTCGTGAACTGATACGGCTGGGTTGTCATACCGTATTGCACAAACCAGTAGGTATCCAGGTCTAACCCGCGTCGGGTATATTTTGCCAGAGCAGGCTCAAGGGCGATAACTTCACCGAAGCGGTTCGTGCGTTTCTCCAGGTAGGCGTTACCAAATACCAGATAGTCCTGCACAAAACGTGAAAAAGCCTGCTGGCTGAGCAGCGGGTGAGGGATGTAGGTACTGGTCAGAATGTTGCATTTTACTGCAATCGGTGACCGGAAGCAGAGCCGGTAATGGCAGCGGCAAAAGCCAGTCTGCAGAAGTACATTGCCAGCCAGACGAGGCTTGGTCGGGATATTCGCCGTAGCGCCATCTTTGCTGCTCTGCATGTTGAGGGTGTTCAACGTGTGGAACTGGCTTCTCCGCTGGCGGATGTGGTCCTGAACAAAACACAGGCGGCATCATGTACGCAGTGGAGCGTAACCAACGGAGGAACGGATGAATAGTCTGCTGCCACCGGGTTCAACTTCACTGGAGCGCCGACTGGCGCAAACCTGTAGCGGGATTTCTGATTTGCAGGTGCCGCTGCGTGACTTGTGGAATCCGGCTACCTGTCCGGTCAGCTTCCTGCCTTATCTCGCCTGGGCGTTCTCTGTGGATCGCTGGGACGAGGGCTGGACAGAAAGCGTCAAACGCCAGGTAGTGAAGGATGCTTTTTATATTCATCAGCATAAAGGAACCACCAGTGCCGTGCGGCGGGTGGTGGAACCGTTCGGATTCCTGATCCGCATTATTGAGTGGTGGCAGACCGGAGAAACACCGGGCACGTTTCGCCTGGATATCGGCGTGCAGGACCAGGGCATCACTGAAGATACCTATCTGGAACTTGAGCGACTGATAAGCGATGCCAAACCATGTAGCCGCCACATGATCGGCATGTCCATCAATCTGCAGACCAGCGGCCCGCATTGGGTGGGAGCCGCCAGCTATCTTGGCGAAGAAATCACGATCTATCCGTATATCAACGAAACGATTATTTCCGGTGGCACCGCGCATGAAGGCGGGGCGGTCCATGTTATTGACACAATGAGAGTGAATCCATGAGCACAAAATTTTATACCCTGCTGACGGATATTGGCGCGGCGAAACTTGCCAGCGCCGCCGCGCTCGGTGTGCCGCTAAAAATTACCCATATGGCGGTGGGCGATGGCGGTGGAGTATTGCCAACGCCGGACGCAAAGCAGACGGCACTGGTAAATGAGAAACGCCGGGCTGCGCTGAATATGCTTTATATCGACCCGCAGAACAGCAGCCAGATTATTGCCGAACAGGTGATCCCTGAAAACGAGGGCGGTTGGTGGATACGTGAAGTGGGCTTGTTTGATGAGTCCGGGGCATTGATTGCCGTGGGCAACTGCCCGGAAAGCTATAAGCCGCAACTGGCTGAAGGTAGCGGGCGCACTCAGACCGTGCGCATGGTGCTGATTACCAGCAGCACGGACAATATCACCCTGAAAATCGACCCTGCTGTAGTGCTGGCAACCCGCAAGTATGTGGATGACAAGGCACTGGAGCTGAAGGTGTACGCGGATGATCAGATGGCAAAACATCTTGCCGCACCGGACCCGCATTCACAGTACGCGCCAAAAGCCAGCCCGACATTTACCGGAACCCCCAAAGCGCCAACGCCAGCGGCGGGGAATAATACCACGCAGGTTGCGACCACTGCGTTTGTACAGGCGGCACTGACGGCCCTTATTAATGGTGCGCCAGCCACGCTGGACACGCTGAAAGAAATAGCCGCAGCCATTAACAATGATCCGAATTTCAGTACCACCATTAACAATGCGCTGGCACTAAAAGCACCGTTGTCGAGTCCGGCACTCACCGGAACGCCAACAGCCCCCACGGCGGCGCAGTCGGTCAACAATACACAGATTGCCACTACGGCTTTTGTGAAATCGGCGATTGCAGGAATGGTGGGTTCTGCACCTGCTGCACTGGATACACTGAACGAACTGGCGGCGGCACTGGGGAATGATCCGAACTTTGCCACGACAATGCTTAATGCGCTGGCAGGTAAACAACCGCTGGACAATACGCTTACCAATTTGAGTGGAAAGGATGTGGCTGGTCTTCTCGCATACCTTCAATTGGGAGAAGCGGCAAAACGGGATGTCGGAACCGGTAATAATCAACTCCCGGACATGTCCGCATTTGGTATGTCGCGAAACGGACAAACTGCCTGGGATATTCTCCCAAATGGTATGATTCGACAGGCTGGCACTGTGACACTGACACCAGTTGGTAACTTCAACGAAATTGTTCTTGGTGGAGTGACGTACTACACCCATTACTACAGGGTTAATTTCCCCAGACAATTCCCAAATGCACAAATAGCAACGCTGGCAACACTAGCGAGCTCAGAGTTTTCGAAACAGACAACAATGGCCGGAAAATCACTGGCAACGCATCGCGATACTGATTCTGGCACTGACGTATCAAGAACGCGATTCACTGTGGCGTACGGCAGCAGTAACTCGAACCAGCAGCGCGTTGTCCTGGCTGGCTGGCGCACCACTGGCACTGCTGCGACGCGGGCTTGCTTCATCGGGCAACGCCGCAGGTTTACTTACTGCGCCGTTGTCGTCTTTGCGCCGCACGGCATCACTGACGGGAAATGTCCTGAAAACTGTAGCAGGTGCGCCGGTTGCACTTTTGCGGTCTGGATTATCCGGTTTACGTGCTGTTGCTGTGATGTTTATGAATCCTCTGGCGGTACTGCGCGGTGGACTGGCCGCCGCAGGCACGGTGCTGCGAGTACTGGCATCTGGTCCACTGGCGATGCTGCGCGTTGCCCTGTATGCCATATCTGGTCTGTTAGGTGCTCTGCTCAGTCCGATAGGTCTTGTGGTTACTGCACTGGCGGGCGTGGCGCTGGTTGTCTGGAAATACTGGCAACCCATCACCGCATTTCTCGGTGGCGTGGTGGAAGGATTCAAAGCGGCGGCAGGTCCCATCAGTGCAGCGTTCGAACCGCTTAAGCCCGTGTTCCAGTGGATTGGCGACAAAGTGCAGGCGCTGTGGGGCTGGTTTACTGATCTGCTGACGCCCGTTAAGTCGACCTCTGCCGAACTGCAGAGCGCAGCGGCAATGGGGCGGCGATTCGGGGAGGCACTGGCGGAAGGGCTGAATATGGTCATGCATCCGCTGGACTCCCTGAAATCCGGCGTTTCCTGGTTGCTGGAGAAGCTCGGCATTGTCAGTAAAGAGGCCGCAAAGGCAAAACTGCCGGAAAGCGTGACGCGTCAGCAACCTGCGACGGTGAATGCAGACGGTAAAGTGATGATGCCATCGGGTGGTTTTCCATCATGGGGATATGGCTTTGCGGGGATGTATGACAGCGGCGGGTATATCCCGCGCGGGCAGTTTGGCATCGTCGGTGAAAACGGGCCGGAAATTGTTAACGGCCCGGCAAATGTGACCAGCCGGAGAAATACAGCTGCACTGGCTGCCGTTGTTGCCGGAATGATGGGCGTTGCTGCCGCGCCAGCAGAGCTTCCACCGTTGCACCCTTTGGCACTTCCCGCGAAAGGTGGAGAAGCAATTGTGAGTCGCGCAGCCACTGTGCCGCTCGTTCAACGGATTGAGGCACCGACGCAGATCATCATTCAGACGCAGCCAGGACAAAGTGCGCAGGATATTGCGCGGGAGGTGGCACGCCAGCTTGATGAACGTGAACGCAGGCTGAAGGCAAAAGCCAGGAGTAACTACAGCGATCAGGGGGGATACGACGCATGATGATGGTGCTGGGATTGTACGTGTTTATGCTGCGCACCGTTCCGTATCAGGAACTGCAGTATCAACGCAGCTGGCGACATGCGGCAAACAGTCGGGTAAACCGACGTCCGTCCACGCAGTTTCTGGGACCGGAAAACGACATGCTGACGCTTTCCGGTGTTCTTATGCCGGAAATAACAGGCGGCAGGCTGTCGTTGCTGGCACTGGAGCAGATGGCAGAACAGGGGAAAGCATGGCCCCTGATTGAAGGCAGCGGCACGATTTACGGCATGTATGTGATTGAGGGACTGAATCAGACTAAAACGGAGTTTTTCCGCGACGGTATGCCGCGCCGGATTGAGTTCACCCTGTCGCTCAAACGAGTGGATGAATCCCTGTCCGATATGTTCGGTGATCTCAGTGCGCAACTGAATAATCTGCAGGACACGGCAACGTCTGCCTTAAGCGATATCAGTAAAACGGTGGGAGGGCTGCTGTCGTGAATTTCAGCTCTGAACTGCTTAACAAAGGCAACAAAACTCCCGCATTCAGCATCAGTATTGAGGGCAGGGATATCACCACTGTGCTGGATAACCGCCTGATGAGTTTGACGCTGACGGATAACCGGGGCTTTGAAGCGGACCAGCTTGATCTGGAGCTGGATGACGCTGACGGAAAAATCGTGCTGCCGCGCCGTGGTGCGGTTATTACGCTGGCGCTGGGCTGGAAGGGGCAGCCGCTTTTCCCGAAAGGGGCATTCACAGTGGACGAGATTGAACACACTGGCGCACCGGACCGCCTGACTATCCGGGCGCGAAGTGCTGATTTTCGGGAAACGCTGAATACCCGCCGTGAAAAATCGTGGCATAAGACCACCGTCGGGGAAGTGGTGAAGGAAATAGCCGCGCGGCACAAGCTGAAGATGGCACTGGGTAAAGACCTGTCGGATAAGCCCGTGGAGCATATAGACCAGACTAATGAGAGTGACGGCAGTTTTCTGATGCGGCTGGCGCGACAGTACGGTGCCATCGCGTCGGTGAAAAATGGCAATCTGTTATTCATCCGGCAGGGGCAGGGCAAAAGCGCCACTGGTAAACCTCTGCCAGTGATCACTATCACACGCAAGGACGGCGACAGTCACCGATTTACCCTGGCAGATCGCGGAGCCTACACGGGCGTAATTGCCAGCTGGTTGCATACCCGCGAACCTGCGAAGAAAGAAAGCACCACGGTGAAGCGTAAGCGCAGAACTAAGAAGCAGAAGAAAGAGCCAGAAGCGAAGCAGGGCGATTACCTGGTGGGTACGGATGAAAACGTGCTGGTACTTAATCGCACTTATGCCAACCGGAGCAACGCCGAACGAGCGGCGAAAATGCAGTGGGAACGCCTGCAACGCGGCGTTGCGTCATTTTCGCTACAACTGGCAGAAGGGCGGGCAGATCTCTACACGGAAATGCCTGTGAAGGTCAGTGGTTTTAAACAGCCGATAGATGATGCGGAATGGACCATTACGACTCTGACACATACTGTCAGCCCGGATAATGGTTTTACGACCAGTCTGGAGCTTGAAGTGAGGATTGATGATTTCGAAATGGAATGATTCTTCGCAATGGAGAACTTTTAAGTTTGCAAAATGGAATAATGCGGTATCATTATTGTGAATTTAGCAAAAATGGGGAGAGCTCGAAAAATGATGATTTGCCCACTGTGTGGAAGTGCCGCCCATACTCGCAGCAGTTTTCAGGTATCTTCATTGACCAAAGAGCGTTACAACCAGTGCCAGAACATTAACTGCAGCCATACTTTTGTTACCCATGAAACTTTTGTTCGTTCGATTGCAACGCCAAAAGAGTCAAATCCGGTTCAGCCGCATCCAATGAAATCAGGACAGGTGGCGCTCTCTCTTTGACGCTGCCGCCATTTTGTCGCCATCGTTAAAAAACAGTGTTTCTAACATCATGATTTTAAACAGCTTAAATTTCAGGCAACAAAAAACCCATCAACCTTGAACCGAAATGGCGGGGTTGATGGGCTCCACAAAATGGGGACATCAAAGAAAAGCAGTGGCACTAATTAAGACTGATGCCCTGCGGAAAAGTTCTGCGGTTGTGCAAAAAAATTTCATTTTCAGGGCAACTTCAGTTTTATCCTAATCCTGGCCATACCATGACGATGATTGTCCCTGCCAGCGTCAGCAGGACGTTGGCGATTGCATAGGTGCCCGCATAGCCCAGCGCCGGGATGTTACTGCGAGCTGTATCACTGATGATCTCCATTGCCGGCGCGCAGGTACGTGCGCCCATCATTGCGCCGAACAACAGCGCGCGGTTCATTCGCAATACATAAGCACCGAACAAGAAACAGATAACCACGGGCACCAGACTGACAATCAATCCGGCAATCAACATCTGACCGCCAATCGCGCCCAGGCCGTTATTAATACCGCTACCGGCGCTCAGACCAACGCCTGCCATAAACACCATCAAGCCGAACTCTTTCACCATGCTTAATGCACCCTGCGGAATGTAACCGAAGGTCGGGTGGTTAGCACGCATAAAGCCCAGCATAATTCCGGCGAATAACAACCCGGCAGCGTTCCCCATGCCGAAACTGAATGTGCTGAACTGGAAGGTGATCATCCCGATCATCAGCCCAATAACAAAGAAGGCGCAGAATGCCAGCAGGTCAGTGACCTGGCTGTGAATCGAGATAAAGCCGATGCGATCGGCGATGGTTTTTACGCGGCGGGCATCGCCGCTGACTTGTAAAACGTCACCTTTGTTAAGCACGACGTTGTCATCTATCGGCATCTCAATCTGGCTACGAATGACGCGGTTAAGGAAGCAACCGTGATCGGTCAACTTCAGTTGTGCGAGACGTTTACCTACAGCGTTATGGTTTTTAACGACCACTTCTTCAGTGACGATACGCATGTCGAGAAGGTCACGATCGAAAACTTCTTTACCGTTACGGAAGCTGGGATCGAGTCGGGCATGGGCGTCGGGATAGCCTACCAACGCTATTTCATCGCCCATTTGTAGCACGGCATCACCGTCTGGATTTGCCAGAATCCCGTTACGTCGAATACGTTCAATGTAGCAGCCGGTTTGTCGATAAATACCCAGTTCACGCAGATTTTTGCCGTCGGTCCAGGCCACCAGTTCCGGGCCGACGCGATAGGCGCGGATCACCGGTAAATAAACCTTACGGTTGGCATCAGTGTCCAGGCCACGTTCGCGGGCGATTTGCTGGGCGCTGGTCTGTAAGTCCTGATGCTGCAATTTCGGCAAGTAACGCGCACCAACAATCAAACTCACCAGACCGATTAAATAGGTTAAGGCATACCCGAGGCTCAGATTATCCAGTGCCAGTGAGAGCTGCCTGCTTTCCATGCCGGAATGACGCAGTGTATCGCCAGCACCGACCAGAACCGGTGTCGACGTCATAGAGCCTGCTAACATACCGGCCGTCAGGCCAATATCCCAGCCAAACAGCTTACCTAACCCTAAGGCGATCACCAGCGCACTGCCAACCATCACCAGTGCTAACATTAGGTAATTTTTCCCATCGCGAAAAAAAATGGAAAAAAAGTTCGGTCCGGCTTCGACCCCGACGCAGAAAATAAACAGCATAAAGCCAAGATTAAGCGCATCGGTGTTAATGCTGAAATGTTGTTGGCCTAATAACAGCGATACGACTAAAACGCCAATGGAATTACCCAGTTGGATCGAACCAAGTCGTAACTTTCCGAGACATAGCCCAAGCGCGAGGACCACAAATAATAACAGAATGTAATTCCCATTTAACAATTCGGCGACGTTTATATTCACGGAGGCTAACTTCTTGTTTACTAGTAAGCTGTTGAAAGAAATGGTAATTTACGATAATGTTTTTTACCAGAATTCAGGGCGCAGATTCATTCAGCGCACCTAAACGATAGTAAAGTAACAATATATTTTACTAGTGTAATCACATTAGGTATCAACGGCTATATGAATTGCGTTGGCCTATATTAGCATGGAATGCGAAGCGGCTTTATCTTACTGAACGCCACACTGGCGAAAAATGTGTTCGATAGACGCAGTGTCAGGAGGAACGAGTGAAACATAAACAACGTTGGGCGGGGGCAATCTGCTGTTTTGTCCTCTTCATTGTGGTGTGCCTTTTTCTGGCGACGCACATGAAAGGCGCTTTTCGGGCTGCCGGGCATCCTGAAATCGGCTTGCTATTTTTCATTCTTCCTGGAGCAGTCGCCAGCTTCTTTTCACAGCGTAGAGAAGTCCTGAAACCTCTGTTTGGCGCAATGCTGGCGGCACCCTGTTCGATGCTCATTATGCGGCTGTTTTTTTCACCGACGCGCTCATTCTGGCAAGAGCTGGCATGGTTACTAAGCGCGGTGTTCTGGTGTGCGCTGGGGGCACTGTGTTTCTTATTTATCAGTAGTTTGTTTAAACCACAGCACAGAAAAAATCAGTAAAGCCCTCAACGCGAGGGCTTGTCAGACGATCAGGCGTCCAGATTTTCTTTCACCCATGCAGCAAAATCGGTATAGCCGCCGATATGTTGCTGATCGACAAAAATCTGCGGCACGGTTTCTACGGGTTTACCTGCCTTTTGTTGTAGATCTTCTTTAGTGATCCCTTCCGCACGAATATCTACATACTGATACTGAAAATCATCGCGTTCATTGCTCAATTTCTCAGCCAGATCTTTTGCACGCACACAGTAAGGGCAACCCGAACGACCAAAAATAACGGTTTGCAT